ACAAAGTCAAAAAACAAGCCAATCTTAGAACCCCAGATTGTTGACGGGCGTGACTTGGAACCGCCAAAGTACAAGCGACCCTCATGGAAAGTTACGCTCTTAGGCCACCCTTTACCAGCGCTCCAGACATTTTCGTAGCCTGATTCGTATTCCCAGCTACCAGAAGCAACCGCTGTTGTGTTGAAGAATGGGTACTCAGTAATGCCCTCAACTACTGTTGAGCTAATGTATTTTGTAACGCGCAAGCGACCTTGTGGACTTGCGTTGATGTACTGATTGACATAGCCAGCAGAGAAAACACCAGCACTAGCAGTCAATGTAATGTTGCCAGACACCGCACTGGGAGTAATGCTTGCGGCTGGATTTGAGAACGCAATGTTAAAAGCGTACTTTGGAATTGAGTCAAACGTGATGTTAGAAATTGTCCAAGATGAGTCTGACGCACCCCGCACAATTTTGATTGGCTGCAAGTCTGGGTGAACCACAATCAACGTGTCAGCACTTTGAGTCCAGCACATATCGTCCAACATGGCTGCTGTGATGCTAGTCGCCAAGTAGTTGTTGCCAGTGCCGTTGATGTTAGTGACTACTACGCCATCTTTGACAATGTACATTCTGGTAGCAACAAAAACCAGCATATAGCTGTCGTCAACGCTAAACTGGAATCCGACCATACGAACGCCGTTAGCCGCAGACTCAGTGCCGCTATTGGGAAGCTCCAAGATGTGCTTCATACCAGGGCGGCGACGCAACCCGCCTTGGGGCTGGATCAATACGTTGGTAGCCTTGGCAAGGGCGTTGTTGTATTGTTGAAGATCAACCCGCGCCCGCAACAGAGGGTCTAACTCCCCTGTGGCAAAGTTCGTTTGGAAATCAACAAATCTAGCCATTAGAACCTCGCAGCGATAAGACTGAAATCTTCAATTACTTGAGAGGGCTGGCCCTGGGAATCAATGTTGGCGGCAGTGCGGAAATAGCCACCACGGTTGTTTTCAGCAGGCCCGCCGATGGCAACAGCCTGCCAGTAAGACGCCTTGTCCTGTTGTTCGCTGATGGGGTAGGCAAGGTGCCAAGCCATCATGTACTTCAGAAACTGGACAAAGTAAGAGGGCATAGCGTACTCAGGGGTACGGTATGGGTAATCAATGTAGACATCCAGCTCGTTGGACATCAGTATGGTGCCCTGAATTTCCCAGTCTTTTACTGGGCGGGCATACGGCTCAGAGGTGTTAAACACCGCGCGTGGGTTGCCAAGGGCATCACCAGGCATCTGATATTTGTACTTCCACTCGCTCACTGGAGTGGTCAGAAGACGTGATAGCTTGACCTTCTTGTAGGCAAAGCTCCACGGTTGCATCATCAGTGCAGAATCACGGATGTTTGGGTACAGACGGTCTGCGGTGTTTGCCTCATCAGTTCCGTCATTGAAAGACGAAATAGGCTTAGCGCCTAATAAGATCAAAGCGTCCGAGCAGATTGAAACAGACGTATCACCAGCAGCCATAAGTCACCTTAAATGCGAGAAAGGGCAACCTCCAGAAACCCAGAAGTTGCCCCGTTCATCCAACTAAAAATTAGTCAGAATCAGTTGCAGCCAAAGTTGTGCCGTCATCAACGTCCACAACGCCAGCGGCGTTAGAACGAACAACAGTCAACGTTGCCACAGCAGTTCCACCCGTGCTAGTCACGCAGTAGATCAAGTCGCCAACAGCCAAAGTGTCTGCCAAGCTATTGAAATAGCCAGCAGTGTTCACGTCAGCAATAGCGTCAGTAGTCTTGTATGCGTAAATGCTAGGAGCAGAGCCGCGCTTGGCAGCAGAAGCTACCGTCCATCCAGTGCTAGAAAAAGCCATGATTTACTCCTTATGCTTCGCGGCAAGTTAATTTAACGATGCCATCGTCATCAATTGCAACTGCGCCAGCAGAGAACATTGATGCAACCAAGAAGCTGGTCTTTTCGGGGACATAGTTAATTTCGGTCTTAGGAGCAATGCCTTCAGCCATACCCAACGCATCGCGGTGGAAAGCGTAGACAGTGCGGTCGCTAGAGCCGTCGATTGGCAAGCCACCCTCTGAGCGGTCGCCCAAAGTGATGAAGTTGAAGCCCAAGAATGTGCTGATGTCGCCCTGAACCAACGCCTTAACGGTGTTGAAGTCAGAAGAAGTTACAGAGGTCTCAGACAGCAATGATGCCAAAGAGTCAGCGTGGATAATCATGGTGCGACCGTCCATAGGAACGTTGTTCGCATCCATCAAACGCTTAGCTTCGCGCAGCTTAGCCACGTTCAGGTTAGAGTCTGTACCACCAATGTCGTTGCCCACAGTCAGTGATGTGCTAGAAGCTGCAAGAGCGTCCAGGATCAACTGGTCTTGACGGCGACCGATGGCGTTAGAAACAACCTTCACCAGCTCACGACGCTCGTCGAAGTTAACCTTCTGCTGCATGAAGATGTCTGAATACTCAGCGGCGATGTAGTCGCTCAGAGTCGCAGTCACTTGCGAGTAGGTAACGTTCAGGGGAGCAACGTCAGTTTGGGGAACGCGGACTTGGGCAACGCCCTTACCGATTTTGGGGAACTTGTATGTCGAGCCTTCAACGCCTGAACGAATACGGACAGCACCACGCAGGGCAGCAGTTGCCTGATATGCCTGCTTTACTTCCGCATCGAAAAGGGTGACAAAGGCAGTGCTTAAATTGATAGCCATTTGTTTTTCCTTACGAAAAGTTACTGAGGTTTTACGCTGTCGATTAGCCTTTGCAGGGTCATTAGCTTGCAGTACGGTGCCAGCGTGTGGGCTACCACAATCCAAGGGTCTGATTACTCAGATTGGCCTTGTCTAGATTCTACAACACATTGAAAAATGTTTGTCAACTATTTTTTGCACATAGGTTCCCCAAGGGTGGATAGCTCGGTATCCTTCCCTACCCAGAGGGTCACTGATTGACCCCCCTAGTAAACCCATAAGGCAACGATTCATCCAACAGAGCGCTTGTCCCACCGCTTTCACTCTGCCTACCCTAGTCCCTCGTTGACAGGCTAGTGGGGTTATCTTGCGGGTGTAGCAAGCCCCGTGTTTCTTGGGTTCAGTCCATACAAACCATAGCTAACGCGCCCTGACGGTCGTCGCAGAAACAAAAAAGCCGCTTAACTAAGTACCTTGGTCGAACCTCTTTCCAAAGACTTCCACCCTCTTTGGGAAAAGCAAGATACTTAACTAAACGGCTGTGTTGTGTTCGACTACAACAGGATCAAGTATAGCCAAAAAAAACCCCCTGTCAAGCAGGGGGCAACCTTGGAGAAAATAAATTTAATCAGGGAAAGCCTGGGCGAATAACTTTTCAACTTTGGTTCGGTATGCTGGGTTGGTCTTGTACTCTGGATTCCCCACCATAGCCATTAGTTCCTCTTTGCTGGGCATATCGGCACTTGGGGCAGAAGCCACAGGTACACGCCCCTCATAGGTAGAGCGCAGCTTCATCATGGCTTTGATGCCATTGGCAGTGCCGCCCCAGACCTTGAACTCTTCAAAGTCTTCTTTACCCCAGATGCCCTTTTGAACCAAGCCTTTAGCCCAGGTGGACATATTGGAGATAATGGCGTCAGCATTGGGGCCAAGAGCTTCACGCTCACGCTTCATGCTGATTTCCACCTCTTGAGCCTGTCCTGCGCTCATGCCTGCAATCTCACTGGCTAACTCAGAGAAAGCCTGCTGAGATAAGCCGTACTTAGCCGCCCAACCCATATAAGTCTGGACAACAGGGTCTTCAGCAGATATATTCTCAATGCCATCCAAGCTGTAATTTCCATCAGCAGGAGGCTTATGTTTGCCTGCTCGGAATTGCTTTTCTAGTTCGGCATAAGACTTACTGATACCCTCTAAATCGGGTTCATTAGATTCTTTGTTCCAGAATTTCTCAGGCCAGAAGTCTGGACGCTCTAATGGCGAATCATCCTCTGCTGCTGGATCTGGTTGCTTGTGGTCGATGCTTTGCGCTTGGCTCTCGGTTGTCTGCTCTTCTTCAATCGAAACTGAATCGAGCAGGCCAGAGTTATCATTTGCCTCATCGGTCATTGGTTTTTGCCTTTCGGATACGGGCCTCAATATCGCGGATTACAGCGTTCTGTCCTTCCCTCCATTGCCCATAGGAGGCTTCCGCGCCTGGTTGCCAGCATGGTTGCTCAAGGTAGAACCTACGCATCCACGCCAGCACCTTCTCACCATCCTCAGTCCCGAACGTGCGGGCCATCAGAATGTTTAAATCAATCTGCTTTTGATCTTGCTCTATTGGGGTTGGGCTGCCCTCTAAGTCGTCCCATCCACTCATGCCATACCCTCTGGCATCGGAGCGCCTTCAGGAGCCTCCTGTTGCGCTTGTTGAGCCTGTTGAGCCATCTGCATTGCTTGCTGGGCCATCTGTTCCCGCTCTTGTGGGCTGTTACGCACCACAGCAGGCACACCCAGCTTGTCAGCAATGTAGTCCACGGCAGCGCCTACCTTGATAGACATCTGACCCTCTGGCCCCATAGACTGAGCAATCTGCATG